GCCCCCGAACCGTAAGGCCCGTCAGCTTCATAGTTGCCGCGGGATTCCCGCCACATGATGCACTTACGAACCCTCTCGAATCTTTCCGAATTCGAGTAGTGAGCTCCCCGATATTGAGAATCGGGAAGATCGTTCGGGCCTTGAGCTACAACGGCGGCGAAAATCAAACTATCCAACATGCACGTTCCTTCCTTCATGGGCATCATCACCGCCTCGAGTGAGGCATCGGGCGTATCCGATCGAGTAGGACCAATACGCAAGCAGAGCTGACCAGGTGAGAAACGACAGGATTTCAATCACGGTTTTCCTCCCGTTGTGACCGGCCCCGCAGGAAGGCAGATACGGGGCCGGCCACGCTATGGAATTTTCGTGCCTTCCAGGTGGCGGGCCGAAGGGGGATCGACCCGCCACGGAAATATTATGGACTCCGTATGACAATCCGCAAGCGACACGCCGGGAAAATAGGAAATGCCCCCGGGGAAAGCGGGCCGGGGGCATTCCAGCGGGAGGAAACCGCAAAGCGGATACTACTATGGTGCTTCTTCGAACCATTCTTCTAAGTCCGGTTGCAGGTTCCGTTCCGGATCCAGCTCGAGGTGAGCCGTGAATCCTAGGGATTTCGGTTCCTCTTTTTCCTCCGGGGCATCGGCGGCCACGAATGCCGCCACGGACGCACCTAGCCTTATGAGGCGGTAAATGTCCCGCTTCGATAGTTCGAGGCCGTCGATCAAGATTTCGACCTCTCCGACCGTTATTTTCGTTTTCACCGGTCGAGGGCCTCCGCTATCAGGATATATCCGATTGAGTCTAGGTAATGGTCCCGGTCGTACCGGTTTCGGGATCGGGCTAGTTTCATGAGGACTAGCATTTTTGCGGCATCTCCGGGCGTAATGTCCGTTTTGAGGTAGGCGGTCCACATTTGGGCGATTCGGGTAAGTGTGTCCCCGAAGTCTCCGTGAGTTTCCGCCCGGGGTCCATGAATGGCGGCTATCGCGTCGCTTGTGAGCTTGTGATCGAGCATGGATCCTCCCGAAAAATATTTTGAAAAATCTTGGAAATTGACTTGACACCGGTTCCTCATCGTGTAGTCTGATCTACATAAGGCAAGACCAACTAGGGGAGGAACCCAAAATGGACACAACAAAGCTCCGCTGGGTGAAGTCGGTAAGCGGTGGAGAATTCACCTTCACCCCCGACGGCCGGGCAATCCGGGAAATCGCCGGCGCATATTTCGTATTCGATGCGGATGATTTCGTGACCGGCCGATACGCAACCCGTGAGGAAGCGGTTAAGGCGGTGACGGCATGATCACCTGCACAACTTGTGGAGCAGACACGGACAAGCTCGAAATCTTTCCCGGGAATGTGTGTCTATCTTGTTGGGCCGTTAGTCCGGAAGGAATGCGTATGCCTACTGCCGAGGAATTAATAACAATGTGGGGAGGTGGACGATGAACGAACTAATCGACCGGATGACCGAAGCCGGGCACGAATGGACCGAAGCCCGCGAGAAGCTACGACGACACGGCACCTACGCCTACGGCCTAATCGTCGCCGCCCACGCCCAAGGGATCCCAGAAACCCGCATAGCCGCACTCATGCAATGCGACAGAATGACCGTTAGAAGGGCACTCGGGAAACGTTAAACGATAGCGAAATCCTGCCACCGCCGGCCGGCCGTAACGAAAGTTATAGCCGCCGGCGGTGCATCATGATTCCCCTTGTGACTCCACCACACGGAACCACCATCGAGGGAACCGGTTTGCATCCAAGTGACTTCCGCAAACTGTTCGATCCGCAAATGGTGATAATGACCGCTTATCACGATGTCGGCCTGCCCGATCGGATCCCGGGCTAGAGCCTTATTCGCAAGCCATCCGGCCATTTTGTTTTTCGTTTGATGACCGTGAAGGATGCCGATCCGGGTGCCCTCGAGGTCGACGCACAAGTGCAGCTGGTCACGGCCCGGAAGGAACCAGGTCACTTCCCGGCCGGCGGCCGCCATAACGTCGGCAACCTGGGCCGCCCCCTCAACGGCCCAAGAATCGTCATACCGGGATGCCATTTGATTACCGACCCGTAGGGCCTCGTCATGATTTCCACCGACGACGATCACGGAAAGCTCATCAGTCATATCGGAGAAGGCTTGCACCTGATCTAGAAGCAACCGCCGGTATACCCGGATTTGTTCGGTGAGCGTTAAATCGAGCCGGCCGATCAGATTCCCGCCCTGAGAATTCACGCCCTCGATACAGTCACCGGCCCACGCTAATAGAACCGGGCCCGCCTTCCCCGCCTTCCGAAGCTTCCTGTACCGGTCAGCGGCCCGTTCCAGGGATCCATAGAACCGGCCCACCGTGCCTTCCGTGCCGTCCCCATCCGGTTTCCCCAGCTGCAAATCACCGGCCGCAAAAACAAAAAGCCCCGGCCCACCGGCCGGGGATTCCCTAGTTTTCTTTTTCGCATTCTTCAACAAATCTTCGACGTCGATCGATCGAATCGACGGTTCAATCACCCACCGGCATCGAACAATCGGCACCGTGACCGCGTCATCACCTTGAGCCTGTCGAGTCCAAGCGGCCGGATCATGCCGCACCTCGACCAGGCGGGCCCGGAAACCGTCCGGGATATCGACACCCATAGCCGGCAGCAATCCCGCGGGATCACCGTCCGGAATCGGGCCGCTTGTGACGATCCTCGACCCGTCCGGTTCAAACCGTATTCCCGGTTCCCAACCCCGCGGGACCGCCTCGGAATGCCGACCCGTATTCCCGGCCGCCGCCAAATCGTTAAGGCTTTTCGCTAGGCCCATACCCTAGACATTCCTTCCGCCGGTGACGTTTCACCGATCCAGAAAGCACCGGGAAACCTTCATCCTTAAGAATCCGCGTAATCTCCGCGGAAGATATCGGCCCATCGAGAGCCCGAAGTAGAGCTTCCCGATCCTCACTAGACATCACAACCAGCATTCGGCAAACCGAACACTTAGGCAGAAGATCCACGGCCGCAAACCGATCGGCAAGACTCATAGCCCGAGAGCCGCCGCCCATTCTTTCCGTTCATCCGGATCCGTCGACAGAATCGGCAGCGGGAAAAGATCACCGTTCCGGTCACCGGCCTTCGTGAAAGAAACGTGAATATGGGCCGTGTGACCGTAGCCCTTACCCCGCCACTTCCAGAACCACCGGCGATAGGTCCCCGAGGCTATTTGATTCTCATAGACGACATAAAGAATCCGATCGGCACCCGGCAGACTCGAGCCCGCATAAGCCACCAGCTGATCCGCTAATTCCTTCGCCGTGGCACCGTTACGGTCCCGGCCCCGGCCCATGTTTTCGTCGATGTCGATAGCCCGAACCCAACCGTTTTCGTCCGGATTATGTTGCGAGGCGGAACCCTTCTTGCGGTGCCGTGCATCACCGATCCACCCATCACTACGGCGGGAACGGTTCGGGAACCTCTGATTAATTTGCAGTCGGAGAGTTATTCCGGCCGAACATAGACGCGGATTCATGACTCGGGATGGGTATTCGCAAACGCAAGGCCACCGATAAACACGGCATTAGCCAATCCGAGAAGGGCCACGCCTAATTCATCGGACACCCAACCGGCAATAACAAGTACCGGGATCGAGGCCGCAGAAATTCCGTAAAGATACTTCCGCCATTTCGTGGGAATATTCGGCATTCCTTCTCCCTTAGAGATCGTTATTGAGGTGGTAGGTAACGTGGTCGTCAATCTTGGTCCGAACGTCACGAACCTCGGACTCGATCCGGTTGAGTTGATCCTTCACCGACGTGCCGCCGTTCGGTTGCAGCGTCTTGGATATCGCAATCTGCGTGCGGATCAGCCACAGGATGCCGCCGAGGATGGCGGTCGTCAGGATCACCAGCGGCACGATGTCGGCGGGAGCGTTGAAGGTCACGCTTCCAGCTCCGGCTCTGGCTCGGGTGCGATGAAGGCGTCAGCCTCAGCGTCGAACCGGAACCCGATCCCCGCGTAGGTCGATCTGAAGTTTGAGTTGTAGGACGTCTGCCGCCACTCGCCTGTGAGACCGATGCTGGCGATGAAAGCCTGACCGATCGGCTCAGACTCCGGGAAGTCTCCGCCGCCGCAGTCGTCGTTCCCGACCACGATCACTTCACGGACGATGCCGTCCTCGATGCGTGCAAAGTGCGCCATGTGTGTTCCTTTCGAGTTGAGTTATGCGGTGCGTACGCGAACGATCACGACACCGGAGCCGCCTGCGGCTCCGCTTGTGGCAAGCCCGCTACCGCCGCCGCCGCCACCAGTATTAGCGGTGCCTGCTGTACCTCCGGCTGTGCTTCCTGCACCACCGCCACCTGCACCACCGCCACCCGGTGTATAGGAAGTTCCTCCCCCACCGCCACCCGCCCGGGTAACCGACGAGTTTGTTATTGAGTTGGCTAGTCCAGCTCCACCAGCACCAGAGGATGTTGCGGCGACTCCTGCTCCACCTACTGCATTGGCACCTCCGCCGCCGCCACTAACTAGGTTGGCTCCAGCACCGCCAGCGTTGCCCGATAATGCGAGAGCAGGTCCCCCGGTAGTCACGTTGGCGGCACCACCACCACCGTTGCCGCCGCCCGTTGCGGGGTATGCGCCATTGACTCCATTGGACCCATAGCCC